CGAGGGCCAAGTCTTGGCCGCATCTGTAGAAACTAGAACCATTAGAGGATTGGTAGTGCCATTCTCTAAAGTAGGAAACACATCCGCCGGGCCAGTGCGCTTTGAGTTTGGCGCATTTGGTGACATTGACCCAAGCCAGATTGTCTTGAACATGGAACATGACCGCACACGCCCATTGGGTCGTGGCATTGGTGGCAGTGTAGAAGTCAGCCCAGCTGGCATCTCAATGGCATTTAAGATTGCGCCAACTGGTGCAGGTAATGATGCCCTAGTAGAGGCAAGTGAGGGCCTACGCCCAGCCTTTAGTGTCGAAGCCAAAGTCAATGAGTACACCATAGAAAAAGGTGTCATGGTCGTAGCATCTGCCAACCTAGAAGCTGTGGCACATGTAACCAACCCGGCATTTGTAGATGCCACCATTTCGGATGTAGCAGCTACAGAATCCGAAACCCCAAAAACCACCGAAACCGAAACCCCGGCAGAGGAACAACCACAGGAGATAACAGTGGAAGAAACAACCGCAACACCGGCAGATGAAGTGACCGCAGCTGCGGTTATTCACGCTGCTGCACCAGTGGCTTACACCAAGCCGCGCTCACCAATCAAGACCCAAGCACATTTCCTAGAGCATTCAATCAAGGCACAACGTGGAAACCACGAAAGTGCTGAATGGATTGCACACGCAAAGGCAGAGGATGCAAAGCATGTAAATGCAGCTGACGATTCCTTTACAACCAACCCAGCATTTAAGCCAACACAGTTTGTGTCACAGGTAGTAGATACCCAGATCGGCGCAAGAGGTGCGATTGATGCCATTGGCACACGCGCATTGCCAAATGCAGGTATGACTGTATCCATTCCTAAGATCACCACATCAGGATCAGTTGCAGAAACTTCAGAAGGTGCTGCACCATCCGAAACAGGAATCGTGTCAGCATATGTTGATTGCACTGTAAAGGCCTACAAAGGCTTACAGCGTTATTCAGTAGAATTATTTGATCGCGCTGATCCAAGCTTCTACCAAGCCATGTTGGAAAACATGCGCCGGGTATACGCACAGGCAACTGAAGCTGCAGTTATTGCTGAACTAACATCAGGTGGAACGGCTGCAACTGCAACCGCTGCATCATCTGATGGCATCATTTCCTATGTATCTACAGAAGCACCAGCCGCTTACNTAGCAACTGGTGAACTTGCAACTGCATACATTGCTGGTACATCCCAATGGTCATTGTTGCTTGGTGCTAAAGATTCAGGTGGCCGACCAATCTACAACGCATACAACCCACAGAACAATGCTGGAGTAGCTGGCCCACAGTCACTACGCGGTAATGTGCTTGGGCTCGATCTATACATCTCTAACAAGGCAGTATCAACCAACATTGATGAATCAGCATTTATTGTTGTCCCATCATCTGTTGCAATCTACGAGAGCCCAGTATTGCAGCTGTCNACNAACGTAGTAACCACAGGTGAGATTGAAACAATGCTTTATGGCTACATGGCCGTAAAGACAATTGTTGCCGGCGGAGTACGTCGCTTTAACCTGACCTAGTCAGAGTTAGTCAGAAGTGTGGGGGATGCGGCCCTGTGTCCCCCACACACACTTCATTAGATAAGGAATTGAAATGCCACTAATCGTACTAAGCGAACTCAAAGCCGTACTTGGTATTGGTGACATTTACGCGGATGCAATCGTGCAGGAATGTGCAGACGCGGCGCAAAACATAATCCTGTCCTATTTGACCTTTGACTATGTAGCAATTAACGCTGTGTCACTTACAAACAATGTGGCCAGATTCCATTGCTATGACAATACTTTTGTAGTTGGCCAAGCTCTTACAGTCAGCAAGTGTGGCGCACCCTTTGACGGATCGCGCACTGTAACTAAAGTTGGCTTTGATGAATTTGGCGTGACATTCTTTGAAGCTGCAGTGACTAATGCAGACATTACAAAGAGATTAGTCGTGCCAACTGGTCGCGCTTTATTAACTAGCCAAGCAACTATGTACGACACTGGCTACCCTGAAATTGAACAGGCAGCACTTGCCATAGCATGCGACATTTGGATTACCCGTACTGGCACACTAGGCCAGCAAGGTGTGGACTTCCAAAGCCCAGCACCATACCGATTGGGTCGCTCAATGCTGACCCGGGTATCTGGTCTACTAGGTAAGCACCTAGACACTAGGGGCTACATTGGCTAATCTTGCTACCTACAGATCAACCCTCGCAACAACTCTTGCAGCTGCCGGTCGCGTAGTTTATTCATTCCCAAATGAGAACATTACCCCACCAGCCATTGTGCTTGTGCCGGGTGCGCCCTACATAACCGTAACTGCTATTGGCGGATCACGTTGTCACGTTCGCTTTGACATAACAGTAATCGTAAATGCAGCTGACAATCAGGCAGCACTGGCCAACATAGAAACTTTAATATTTAGCGTGACTGATCTGTTAGCCAATAACATTTCATTCCTATCAGGATGGTCACAGCCCACAGTCCAGCAGATCGGAAATGCCGACATGCTTATCAGCCAACTCAGTGTAGAGATGGTCACAACCAACTAGAAAGGCAAGTCATGCCAGCAACATACATAACTGGTCGGAATCTGACACTGAGCATTAACTCTGTGTCATACGCTGACCAAGCATCAACAGTTACACTTGAAATGGAAAATAACCAGCAAGTGTTAGAAGTCCTATCGGGTCGCGCCTACAAGACTGTAGATAAGACGGCCACACTAAATGTTGAACTTTACCAAGATTCAACAGCTACAGCCGGTCTTATTTCCGCCCTTTGGGATGCGGCTAATTCAGCGCCAGACACTACCCTTAGTTTTTCCTTTGATGTGAATGGTGACACTTTTACTGGCTCGGTCTATCCAGTGTTCCCAACAGTCGGTGGCGCGGCAACTGACGTACTAACTACTTCACTTAGCTTTGTCGTAAATGATGGCTCAGTAGGCCGAGCTTAACCGAGAGAACAGGGCAACCATTATGCAATATAACATCACAACAAAACAAGGCAATAACTACATAGTGAGCGATCAATCAACATGGCTTTGGATTGAGATTGAAAGAGATCTCGGATACACAGTCACTCAAGCAGCTGAAAAGATTAGCCAAGGATCATTGGATGTAATCACTTGCATGCTTTACAAAGCAGCCAAGGCAGCAGGAAAAACAAATTTACCTAACCAGCAAGTGTGGGTTGTAAATGAGTTTGAGGGCTTTGAGGTGGTTGAGGAAAGCCCAAAAGAGAGTTAAGGGATTTACTGGTGCGGATAGCAGTATCCACTGGGATACCCCTAAATGATCTGTTGTACTGGTCGCTCGCAGACGTAAGCACAGCAATTTCGCTGATACGAGAAAGGAATGGGCATGGCTGAGGGTAGAAGCACTATCACAATCAAGCCCGATCTTGGTGACTATCGCGGATTACTAAAGGCACTAAGCCAAATGGACAAAGCATCACAAGCGCAATTAAAGAATGATGTGTATTCCATTAGCTCATGGGTTGCTGGTGGCATCAAAACATCTGGCTATGTAGGCGCAAGATTCCCGGCACAAGCAGCTATTGTTGCAGCTACAGTCAGGCCAGCCAGAGATAGAGTCCCAACAATCTATGTTGGTGGGGCAAAAGGTCGAGCATCAGGTGGCGCAAACGCTGGCCAGTTGTTGTTTGGTAATGAATTTGGTGGCGAGCGTAACGCCAAGGGCAGTCTGTCCACATTCCCTAATGGTGGNTTTAAGTTTCCAGAGCGCACTGACCGAGAGGGCAGGGGCAACAANGGTTACTGGATCTTTCCAACTCTTAAAGAAATGCAGCCAACAATTAANAAACGCTGGCAAGAAGCCTGTGTCAAGGTACTTGATAATTGGGCAAGGAATTCATAATGGCCGATACACGCACNCTTAAACTGTCCCTACTTGCAGATGTCAATAAGTTTCTTGCAGGCATGGACAAGGCCGACAAAGGCACAAAGAATTTTAGCTCATCCATTGGCAAATACTCAAAGGCTATGGCCAAGTCTTTTGCGATTGCTGGCGTAGCTGCTGGCGCGTATGCACTCAAGTTAGGTGTAGATGGTGTTAAGTCAGCAGTTGAGGATGAAGCAAGCCAAAAGAAACTGGCGAAAGCATTAAAGAATACTACTGGCGCAATTGATGATCAGATAGCAGCCAGCGAGGAATACATTAAGAAGCAACAACTGCAATTTGGTATTGCCGACACTAAGTTGCGCCCGGCATTAGCCAACCTTGCCCGAGCTACTGGTGACCTTACGGAAGCACAGAAACTCAACAATCTTGCAATAGACATAAGCGCAGCCACAAATAAAGATTTGGAAACTGTGTCATTGGCCCTAGCCAAAGCAAGTTTAGGTAACCTAGGCGCATTAACTAAACTTGGTGTGCCATTAGATGCCAACATCATTAAAACAAAAGACTTTGACAAGGCCGTATCTACACTTACAGCAACATTTGGTGGATCAGCCAAAGCCAACACAGAAACATTTGCTGGCCAGTTAGCAATTCTTAAAGAAACTTTTGGCGAGATTCAAGAGGACATTGGCTTTAA